TGAGCTATTTGCTCAATATTATCAGCTGTAATTATTCTTATTTGAATGTTCATTGTAGCCAATTCGTGCATAATTAATTTGAAGGAATACGGTACTCTTACAATTGAAAAAGACTTGCCATTTTTAGAAGTCATATCAACATTATAATTTCCTTCTTTATTTTGTGTAAAATTAATGGGTCCATCTACTGCTGGACTTAAATATATATTTTGTTCTTTATTATAAATTGCTAATAATCCGGATTTATTACATATTGTTACGTAATATTCGTCACCTCTAACCATTAAAGATTCATTAAGAAATTTTGACATTCCATGTGCCAAAACTCCGTCGCGTTCCATTTCTCCTATTCTTAATCCACCATCGTTGGCACGCCCACCTACGGTTTGTCTTGTAAGGTTGGAACGAGGACCATTAGCTCTGTAATTAATTTTATCTTTAACCATATGTTTTAGTCGCATATAGTAGGTCGGTCCCATAAATATTTCGCTTGTTATTTGTGCACCGGTCATACCATTATATAAAAGTTCAGTTCCACTAGAATGATAACCATAATTAGATAATATATCTCCATACATCTCGCTTTTATTACCTTCATTAGTGAAAGCCGTACATGAACCAAACCCTCCTATTTCTAGATGAGCTTTCCCCATGATAGTTTCTACAAGTTGTCCAATGGTCATTCTAGACGGTAATGCGTGCGGATTAATTATCATATCGGGTCGTAGTCCGTCTGCGGTAAAAGGCATATCAGATTCTGGTATAATTAATCCGATTGTTCCTTTTTGACCGCAACGACTGCAAAATTTATCACCTATTGCTGGTATTCTTTCTTCACGTATTCTTACTTTTGCGATTCTGAAACCTTCTTCACCTTCGGTCATGAATGTTTTATCAACATATCCAAGTTGCCCTTTTTTAGGTGAAATAGAAGAATCCACTGCTTTATTTGGATCTGTTATATCAGACAACGCCATTCCAATTACAACAATCTTGTCGTCAAGTTTAGTATTTTCTTTAATAAGTCCATAGTCATCCAGATGACTATAATCGTAACCAGGTTTAAGATTAAATACGTTTAATTTATTTTCAATATTAGCAAATTTAACGTCAATATTTGAACCAGCTACTTTGGTGCTTTCCTCGCGCGCCTCATAAGAATTGAAATATGTAGTATTAAAAATCCCTCTTTGTATTGATGCTTGATTAAAGAGGACAGCATCTTCGGTATTATATCCAGTATAACACATAATAGCTACAATAGCATTGACACCATTAGGATGTTGTTCGTTATTAATGTGTTTAAGATACTTGCTCTTAACTAATGGAATTTGTCCGTAATTTAATACAACTCCCATTTTATCAATTCGGTTTTGATAATTAGAATGGTATACAGAAACAGCTTGTTTGCTTTGACCACAAGAGAAAAGGTCACGCGGAAGTTGGTTATTTTCCGGAAATATAACCTGATTTCCCATAACTCCAAATATTAACGATGGATGTATTTCAACGTGAGTATGTCGTTTTTCCATTTTTGAAGCGTTCGTAGTTATAAATGCGGTTTCAGACTCTGCACTATCTATATATTCAACAATAGCTTTATTTTTATTAAGAATGCTTACATCTTCGGTATTGGTTGAATTTGTTTTATATAGTTCTTGAAGAGTGTATACATTATTAATTTGTGTAGAATATTCTAAGTGTTTTGTATTTAATCCGGAAACGATATTTTCCCAAGTGATTGTTTCATTTTTTATTTTTTCAATAAAATAAGGATTATCGTAAGATGGTTTGTCATTCTCAATATAGAAAATAGGTCTTGCTAGTCTACCCGAGTCGGTATAAATATAAACAATTTTTTCTTTAATGTCCCATGATATACTGGTGTATATTGGAATTATAGCGATTTTTTTATAGAATCTTAAAATGCTAACTATTTGAAAAGGAGTATCAGTTAGTCCACACCAATCACCATTAATCATAATTTTAGTAAGATTATATATTTGATTAGGTACACATTCCTGTAGGAAGGACATTTTTAATTTTCTTAATATTGGTATGAGTTTATACTTTGAATATCCATCGGTGATAAGTGTGGATATAGATAAATGTTTATGTAACCCTACATTACCGCCGTCTGGTGTATCAACAGGATCTATAATCCCCCATTGAGAACCATGTAGTAATCTAGGTCCTATAACCTTTGCACTTGAATCTAATGGTAAACTAACTTTTCTAAGTTGAGATATGAAGGAATTAAATGAAAGACGGTTAAGATCTTGTACGAGACCAATTTTTTTTGTATGTTCGGTGGCACCCCAATTTCCTTTAAAAGCTTTTTTAAATCCATTTTCAAGTATTCTTTCTTTAAAATACTCTTGATAATTATTTAATATAAGATTTTGAAAATTGTTTTCATAAATGCCTTCATGATAATAGTATTCCTTATCTATTTTTAAATAGATATGTTTTTGCTGTAAAGTATAATATTCTTTAAATAGATCAGATATGAGTTTGCCTGTAAGTTCAACGCGTTTATATTTAAAGTTATCTCTATCGGTGGGTTTTTCTGTTCCTGTGAATACTTTTATTAATTTATATGTCATGTAACCAACAAAGTAAGCTTTATCTATAAAATTGTCTACTCCTATATGTGGTAAGAAATAATCAGATAATATTTCTAATACATAAGGAACAGTTTTACCTTTTGTGAAGGTGGCAATATATTTGATTGCTAATTCTCTTGAAAAGATCTTGGATGCATCATGTATGGAAGGTACAAACAACTCTGTTAAATCAGAGTTGACATTGAGATCAAGTAAACAAAATTCTATAATTTTTTTGTCTGATATTACACCCAACGCTCTCATTAATATGAATAATGGAATCGGTTTTCTAACGTTTGGAATAACGACAACAAACTGATTGTTTGTGAGTATGGTTGAAGGTGCAACTATTCTTATGGCACTGGTTCTTACAGGTTTAGACGAGTCTTCTGAAACAGAACGAATTTCTGCGGTATGACTATATATATCGCTATACTTATCCCTAATATAAAGCATATTATCGGCAAATTTTTCCTGACATATTATGGATTTTTCTTTTCCATCGATAATAAAATATCCACCGTGGTCGTTTTTGCATTCACCCATGTTAAATTTAACATCGCGTGATAAGGTTTTTAAGACGCAAAGGTCAGAATTTAACATAATTGGGAATCTTCCGAGAAATATGTTATCTAAACGGATGGTTTGTGTTTCAAAAGTTTCGTCGTCATTCATGATTTCGAATTCCACGTCTACATCAATGTGTATTGAGAATCCGTATGACATATTTCTTAATCGTGCTTCATTAGGATACATATAATGTGAATTATTCTCGTCATATACTATTGGTTTTCCATAATATATTTTGTTGCCTTCTTTACCTGCTAAATAAAGATTACATTTATATTTATGCTGTTTAGATTTTGTTTTGGTTGTAATTGGTTGTTTCATAATTTTGATTGGATTTTTTTGTTTAAAAATATTGAAGATTTCTTTATTAAAAAAGTCGTTATATGATGTGAGGTGATGATTAATTAGGTGATCGGGATTATCTTTAAAATATGTTTCAATAATTTTCCAGTTAATATCCATTATAAATATTTAATACAATAAAAATTTTATATCGTATTAAATATACTATCGTATTAAAACGTGTGTTTATACAATTCGAGCGCGAGAAGGCCGCCTGATACTTGCGCGAGTATGTAAGGCAACATGTCTTTTTGTTCAGATTTTCCGGCAACGGTCATTGCTATTGTTACTGCTGGGTTAAAGTTACCACCAGATATTTTTCCTCCAATTAATATAGCGATTACGAGCGCAGCACCAATGGCGAGTGGTTGTCCAACTGCCAATATAATGTAAATGAAAAATAAAGTACCAACAAATTCTACTAAATATTTATTCATATTTGTATCAATCATATAATAAATATAAATATTTTATTTGTTAAATTTTTTTGGAGTAATTGTGCCTAAACTCCGCGTTCTTCTTAAATGCGAATTAACCGTATTAACGTTGCCTCCACCACTGTAATTAGTATTATTTTGAACATTTTCTTTAATAGCATGAATTTTTTTTAAATTAGTATAACTGCTTGAATCCTGGTATTTTCCAAACGAACCACCACCAGAGTTATTATTACTATAAGTTTTATATATTGAAAACATATTACCATGCAACGCGGTGTTAGTTGAAGTTAGATTGTTTCCAGGCATATATATTAGTATAATAAAATTTATAACGCGCTATCGTTGTAATTTCTGTTTCTTGCTTGTAGTTTTTTAAAACGTATGTAATCAGATGAATCGTATACAAAATTTGCGGATCTTCCTGAAGAAGGTGAGCGTGTACTTTTTGGCCCGCCTCTTATTTTTAAGTCGGGGTCGCCGGCGTTCATGGCAAGACGGAACGGTGTTTGAGCAAATTTATTAGTCATTATAAAATTACCATTATATTTATATGTTGTAGGGAATGATTTACTTACAATTTTTTTTTCCGTAGAAAAGCTAAATTCGTTGGTTGTATTAGAAGTTTTAACAGCAGATAAGCCTCTATTTCCTTGACCTAATGAAGAAAATGTAAATGACATATATTATAACCTTATATATTATTTTTAAGAATATTTATTCTATTTTTTAAATCATTAATTATAGAACCATTGTATATTATTTTTGTATTTAATTCTTTTATTGCACCTGTAATATAAGGTTGAATACTATAATAACTTAAACTGAGTAATACTTTATCGCGATTTACAACGTGTGTTAGTTCCGGAATTGCGGATATATCTTGTGCGATATACCCGGTTTCTATTTTCGCATCATTTGGTAGATTGTTAACATTAAGTATATAATTTTTATCATAAGGTTTAATAGTTTTATAGTATTTGTATGGTTTAATTTTATTTATGGTTTGAATGCAGTTACTTAAATCTGTTTCGTTGTGTTTTACTCTGTCATCGGAAAGATTATAAATATTTCCAGTTTCTATACTATTAGAATCTAGATAATTTGCATGTATCACCGTAGTGTAAGAGTTTGAAACATCATTATAAGTTCCATCTATATCAGTAACACCAGTAAAGTTCTTAAATATTAAATTATTATTTTGTTGTGGTCCAAAAATAGTTACTGGAGTATGGAAAATTACGTCAGTATCAAAAATTAACGTAGAACTAGGTATGTCGTATTTTAAGATATAATTATTACTATTATCCTTAATTAAGTCTTTATAATAATTAATGTAAATTTTTTTTTCAATATTTGTTAGTAATGTGTTGATACTTATATCATTCAAATATAATCCTTTACATTTAGAATTATCGTTGATAGATGTATCTAATATAGGAACACAATTATTGGATATCTCATATCGCGGGTAATTGGTTGAAAGGTCAGGAATTAAGTTTTCATAATTGATAAAATTATTACTTTCATTATCGTAACGTTTATAATGGTCATATACAAAGGTTTCTTTATCGTAAGGTATATTATTTCCTAAACTAATATCATAACCATCGCTAATATTGGTCGAAGGGTCGTAAATGGCGTATAGATTGAAGGAATCCATTTTTAAATTAAATAAAATATTTTGATAATGACTATTAGAAATATCACCATCTTCTCTCGTCTGATGACTTATTACGTTACTTCCCAAACGTTTGATACTATTGTAACTTGTAGGATAATTCCAATTATACGATATAAAATTATCTGGTATAATACCGCCACTGATTTCGTTACCCGAGGAATCATAAGGAACAAGATAACTAGGGTCAAAGAAATATTCTAAGAAAGTACTTTTATCGTAAAACGTATAAATATTATTGGGTTGTCTATACCCAGATATATCATGTATTTGATAATCAAACGACGTTATTAGTGAAGGTTTATTATTAATATAAAGGGCAGTAAAAGGAACATATTTATTAAAATGTGTATTTCTTGGTTTTAATCCGTCTGTACTAATATTTATCGATTGCACATTGCTAATATCAGTTAAAGAACCGGATGTTTTATATGCTTCTACATTCATGGATACATTTTTTTCTTGACTATAATAATTACCGCTGGTTTCTGCAAGTAAAGCATTAATTTCAGATATACTCCAATTACCTGAAGGTAATTTTATTTTAAAAACATAATTGTTTAAACATATATCATTTACAGAAACATCATTTGCTAATTTATTTTCGTCAATGGAATAAATAATAGTGTTATTACTATCGTCGATATTAAAAATTTTTTCATTGCGTTCATAAGAGAATGAGGTTACAAATGTCTGGTTAGATAGTTCAATAATGAAATTTTTTTTATCCTTGCTAAATGTACCTGTAAAACAATTACTAGTATCTGTAGGTTCATAAAAGTTATTATTTGATAGTTCTCTTACTGTAAACGATACGTCTAAGTTATCAAAATCTTGTATTTTTAGTTTATTAATAGACAAGTCGTTATTTGGAGGGGTATTAAATTCAAATTTTAAATAAGTATAATAACTATTTGTATCAATAAAGTTAATATAGCTTTTGCTTATATCACTACTATTAATAGTGATAGTAGTATTAGATAAATCTAAATAATTTATAGTTGAGTTACTTGCATCTAATTTAGTTATGGTACTATAACTAATATCACATTTGTTATTGACACAAAGAGTACCTATGCTTAGATCGTTTACTGTAAATATTGAACCCTGAGAAAATGAGATATCTTTTGTATTTAATGTATTAATATAACACGATGAAGAATTAATAGTAATATTTGTTGGTTCTATAGAATTAAAAATAAGTTTGTCAGTTGTAATAAAAGAAATATCTATTTTAGATAAGTCTAATACAATACCATCATTAGTTCTTGTTATAATTTCTGCGCTAGGCGTATTAAGTATTTTTTCATTAAGATTATCTTTAATAAAAAATTCATAATTTTTAGGTCCATTATTTGATATATCATTATTGTTTTCGTCGTATATGGGACGTTTTTCTATAATATCTACTTCATTATAGAAAACAAACTCTGTATTTGTATAAGTGAATAGATCCAATTCACTTCTAAATGTATTAAGTTTTGTTCTAGTATTATTGAATGTAAAGTTAATCTCGCTATTATAACTGATATCATGATTAATTCCAAGATATGTCAATAATTTTGAATCACTTCTAATATTAATATTAGTGTCTATATTATTGTCACTAAACAAGAGCTTAAAATTAGGATAAGTACCGTCAATTTTAATTGGATGAGGATTGATACTTGTATCAAATGCACCACCTTGTCTAATGTCGCCTGATAAGTCGTGTAATAAAATATTTAATTTTTCAATAGATATATTACTTGAATCAGGTATATATCTTTTTATCAAATTCGCATCTGCCTCCGTGCGAAGCCCTACGTAATCGGATGTTCCGGAGAGGACAACGTTGTAGGTCTCCATTTCAAAATAACTCATGTATGTATCAGAATTTAAATATACATATGATATATCATCACGATCACTTGTATAATACATTATAAATGACGGATCGTTAATAGTATTAAGATTAAAATTTTCAATATTAAATATATTATCTGATGGATATGTCTCATAATACATATATCTTGGAACGGTTTGCGATGGAAAAAATTCAAAGATGTAATCATGTGAAAGATTATCTTTTACATTATTAATTGATTGTATATTAACAGGATTACTATCACCTATTATACCGTAGGTTAATGATTTAGAGAGGTCGTAGTACATACTTTGGAATACAGGTAGTCTTCTCCATAAAACAAATGATACATCTCCTTGTAGGTTATTTTTAAACTGAATGTTGTTTAATACTATCTCTCTATCAAAAATAAATTGTAAATATTTAACAATATTTAAACTAAAATCTATATGTCCAACGTTATTAATACTATTACTAGAACAATCAATTCCTAATAAATTATGAATATTATCATGTTTAAATTGAATATGTGACATATTTATTAAATTAGCGCTTGTAGGTAGATTTGTAAACACTCCGTTACTAATATCTTCTGCTAGTTTAATTACATCAAAATAGTAATTTATTGATATATCATTAGGTGTAGTTTTAACTGAAAATAAGTTGTTATAAGACATATATATATATGTTTATTTTTTCTCAATAGTTTCTACTTGTTTTTCTATAATATTAATTTCATTACTAATATTATTAACGAGTATATCAAGTTCTTGTATTGATTTAGTTATGTAAGGCTGTAATTCATTATATTTTAATGCTAGGACTTTTCCATTTTTGATAATATGATTTAATTCTGGAATATCATTAGATATATCTTGAGCTATATATCCAGAACATTTTTTTGATTTAATAATATTATTTTCAATTATGCTATTATTCTTAATATAAGTTTTTGGTTTTATTTTACATATTGTTTCAAGTGCATTAGTAATAGATGTTTCATTATGTTTTAATCTGTCGTCAGAAGTATTATTTAAATATCCTACAGTAACATTTCCAAAATATGCAGTAATCCTAGAGGACTCGTTGGCGCTCTTATTAAATGTCTCATTATCAAGGGATATAGTATTACATTTTAGCGTACCATAAATAACAGAGAACAGCACATTCACAGCCGGATCGCCGGTATGACCTATTGTCATTGAATTATCGTATGTAATAATGTTATATTCATTAATTTTTATTTTGTCATCTTTATTTAATTTAAAACACGTATTATATATATTTAAATTGTGTAAATTAATATTGTTAGCTGAGACTTCATAACTATTAAATAAATTACAACTTACATCACGAATAGTTGAAAATTTACTTTTATAATTATATGTACTTTCGGTGTTAAATGAAATATCATTATTAATAAAACAATATTTGTTTATATTTAATATTTCACAACTTACATTATTGACACATATATCATGAGTATCCAATTTATTTGTGTCAGATTTATATTGAATACTGCTAACATCTATAAGACTAGTATTAAATTTATATGCTTCACTATAGACACTTTGATCAAAAATATTTTGATTTTTGTAATATAAGAAATTGTCAGTATTTATAAAATTTAAATTTCCAACATTTAATAAGGAATTTCCACCCATATTGATATCAGTATTAGAGATTAGTTTAATAAAAGAAACATCATATATCTCAGTTATCATCCCAGACATATAAATAATTAATATATTAATTATTTATGATTGTAACATTTCTAATTCAGATTTTAATTCATAGATAGTGTTAGTTTGCGTTAAAATGATATTGTATAGTTCTTGAATAGATTTAACAAGATATGGTTGTATAGCAGTATAGTTTAAATAATAGACATCGTCAATAATGTCTACAACATATGATAGATCTGTTATATTTTTAACTTCCTGTGCTATATATCCAGACTCGGTAGTATTATTTGTTTTTACATATATTTTTGGTTGAAGTAATTCAATCGTATTAATCGCATTACTAATGTCTTTTTCATCATATTTAAGTCTGTCGTCAGATGTAATATATATGTCATCTACTCTGACGGTATTTATATTAGCTGTATATGGTGTTATTAAATCATAAGAGCTATCAATTTCAAATCCGGCGTCGTCGTCGGTGGCGAGAAAATTATGACCTTTTATTTTTAAATTTTTTTTAATATCTAAATTAATATTAGTATTTATATTTTCAGAAGATATTCCAAAAGATAAAACATTAGAACAATTATCATAAGAAATAATATTCTTTGAATTATATGACAAAATATATGCATAACTAGTATCAACATTATTATGTATAGTATAACTAGAATCGTAATTTAAAGAATTAATAATATTTAAATCATTTGAACAAAAATCTGTAATAGTTGAATAATTACAGCAAAATTGATTAACGTCGCGAACAAGATTATGATTAGAAATAATTGAAATTATATTTTGTGATGGCTCAAAAGTATAATTTAAATTATTATCTATAGGAAGTATAGTATCTATTGTAATATTATCACAAACTAGATTTGATACATCTAACTTATTTGTTTCTATTTTTTTAGCATTTATGTTTGTTGAATTAATAATATTACTTTTTAACTTATTAAATTTCATATTTATTTTACTATTTTCTTCATAAATTATTGGTGAATCACCTATACTTAATATTGTAGATGATGTTGGTGATATTATATATGAGGCGTGCTTTTGTGTGACTTCATCATCGTTTTCATATAGATGATTTCCCAAATGATTTTTTTGAGGAATTTTATCAATTAAATTATTAATAGATGTATAATATTTAAAATTATTTAATGATGTTCCGTAATAAATGTCTGTATCAGTTTCTGAATATGGTTTAAAAGTAAAATTAAAAGAGATGTCTTGATCTAACGGTAATTTAATTGCTGTTTCGTTGATGTTATTTGTAACAACGTATGATGGGTCTGATAGTGATGGGTCGCTTGATTGAAACAAATTAAGGTATTTAAATAATGAACAAGATGAATCCAAATACAGATTGGTGCTAATATAATAATTATAACTAATACCGCCTATAAGGATGGTGGCGAAACTTGAATCATTATAACTGAAATTAGAATTGTTAAATTCGTCTTCTTCTGTGTCGTATTCCTTGTATTTAAAATTTATGACACAATTAATATTGCCATTCTCTAATGAATTAATAATCTCAATAGCAGAAGAATCTGATGGAAATATAGGTCTATTTTGTTGATTAACTACGTTTGACAATAAATCATTAAGTTTATTTACAGATATATCGGTTAAGGAAAGTGTTTCATTACTTATTGAAATTTGTTTCCAAGGAGAATAAATCCAATTAAAATTTTTATTTACTTTTTCTCTTAATATGTTTGACTCAATTATATTATCGCTGTTAAATTTAAAAATATGATCGTCATAAAAGCGTTCAAATGTTATTTTGTAAGGAACAGATATATTATTTGAAAAATCAATTATTAAAGTATTATTTGTAAGCACTGACTTGCTAATATCATGACTTGAATTTAAATCTCTATTGTTGTTTTCTTTTACAATAGAATATGATAGCTCATTTTCGAAAATATCGTGTATCTTAAAATTCTTTAATGTTACATCTCTTTTGAAATCAAATTTCAATTTATTTAAATAAATGCTAGGTAGATACACAGAACTGATATCTTTTATGCTTTTTCTATTTAAGTCTAAACCACTATTTTGCGTTGATTCTATATTAAAATATATATTTGAAACATCAAATTCATTAATAATAGGTGGTGGTTTATTGTTGGGTTTGCTTATATCGTAATCTTTTAATATATAATAATCATTATTAATATCATATATATCTGCATATTTAACCATAATGTTTTTGTAATATTGTAAATCAATGTTATTTGACATTATATATATATATATTGTGTATGAGAATAGATTTATTCTTAAAGATTAATTTATAGTAATAAAATATTGTTTATTTCGGTGTTTTAAACCACATCATAAATTAAGCTATGAAAATTTAGATATGATGATAGTGATAGCGTTAAAGATATTATACCATAGTGTAGTTATATATATAGAACGGGGGTCCGGTGTTCTTATTGGAATCGGAATTGGAGCCGGATTCAAGTTCGGGTTCGGGTTCGGGTTCGGGTTCGGGTTCGGGTTCGGGTTCCGGGTCCGGGTCCGGTTCGGGTTCCGGTTCGGGTTCCGGTTCTGGTTCGGGTACGAGTTCGGGTTCTGGTTCGGGTATGTTTTCGGGTTCCGGTTCGGGTTCCGGTTCG